CACTGGACGTGATGTTGTTACCCGCAGCAACACCAGCAGTCTTAACAACGCACTCACCTTTAACGATGATCCAACCATACTGGTTGGCTGCGATGGCATGACCAGCGACACCGATCAAGTTGATCAGCTCGGTGTCAGCGGCTGCAGGTGACTTTGATGCAGCGTAACTACGGGAGTTTACAGCCCGCTTCAGCAAATCATTGGCCAAGAAGCCATTTGCGTCAGCTTGCACAAACATCCAAACACGATCACCTACGAGTGATGCATCAGCGTCAGTAACTTCAGCAGCAGGTTGTACGCGGCAGCTACCCAGAGGGTAGGTTTCGCCGGAGTACACAACGCTGAAGTCTTCAGTTTTAACAGAATTTCCGTATGCCATGTGAGACCTCCTTACGAGTTTCCACCAGCAACACAGCCTTGGGCTGGGAGCTTGGTCGAAATCATGTTTCCTTGCATTGAGAAGATAGCCGTCACGACATCCTGGTCACCCACGCGCTCTTTGAACTCGCTGATTGTTGGGGCTTCCAAAGTTGGGAACTCCAAGTAATCAGTGTTGAGCATGTAAGTTGCACCATTAACCGCGTCACTGGCAGTAAAACCACTGCTTGCGCGGTCAAGGTCGATAGACGAGAAAGTCTTAGCGACACCCAGAGAAAGCTCCAGAGTGTTGCTCTTTTCAGTCTTGTCTTCGACGATGCTCACACGAACGCTGGCCAACTTGGCTTCTTCAAATTGTGTATAAGTATCATCATCCATGATCACCAGGTCGGGACCCTTTCCAATTCCACCAGCGTAGTGTGCACATTGACGGTACACCTTACGAAGAGTAGCATTGCTGAAAGTCGTCGACATATCGGCGAACTGGTTGAAGTGAGAGATAGAAGTGGACTTTGCAATCCCTTGAACGACGTTACCATCAGCAGTTTGCTCTGTTGGAGTACGCCAGTCAAGAAGACCGTCGCTGACACCCGTTCCGATACCATCAGACACTTGACCGTTAAGAGTCAAGAAACCCTTGAGTTCCGAGGTGTTGAAAACCAAACCACGGCTCACACCGGTCAGGAAGTATGCGTTCAAGTCACACTTGGCCGCTTCCATCACAGTTTGAGGATACTCTTCGATGAGTCGGATGATGGCGAGCTTACCAGAGTTCTGGTTCAGTTCGCGCTTAGGAATGTTGATAGCAGCAACAATACGATGCGGTTCAACTTGGAAACGCTTGATTTGTTGACGCCGGGTCATGTTCAGCAGCTCGTCACCGACATAAACGCCGACACCCCGTGCAGGAGCACCACCGGAGAAAGAACGCTCGATAAGCGTTCCACCTTCCATGGGCATCCGTGCCTTGGACTGAAGGGCGTCAAACAGTTCATTGCTGCGAACAAATGCATTCACCAGTGGTCCACGGAGATCCGCGAACGTAGTGTTCAAAAGTTCGGTAGAAATAGACATTTTTGCCTCTCGGTTGTTGGGTAGACATCTTTGTCACCCCCCAACCGTTAAGTTGAGTTGAAGGATTCACAATTTTGATGCTTGTCCACTGATGCTTGATACTGGACCTTTCGGCTACCCAGCACACCGAGAGGGTGCGTATCAAAGAGTATACGTCTTAAGGCCTTTTGGCAAGATGCTGCCTTAACTTTTATCGCTGTGCACCAAAACTTTGCCGTGCACGGTGCACGTGATACCATAGCAGCATGAGTAGTAAGAAAGGTGGCGCCAAGTTCGCTAAGGCTAAAGGCTTGCATGAGGGCAAGATTAAGGCGTTGTTTTCTACGCCAGACGCTTTCGTGTCGATGTGCCAGATTGTCAGAGAAGACGAATCTATCGGGTTCATGACACCCACCTATACACAGCGTAAACTCTTAGAGGCTTACCACGACAACAACTGGCTCATCGTTAACAAGTTCCGGCAAGCCAAGATCACCACTATTTCTGTTATGCTGTTGTTACGCGATTGCATGTACCTTGAAGGTGTGAAGGGGTTGCTCATTGCGGAAAGGCAAGACACGGCAGAAGACATCTTCGAAAGGATTCTCTTTGCCTACCAGCGTTTACCTGACGACGTGCGGATGCCTTTGGCTCCTGGCAAAAAAGCTGGAGCAACGCAAATGCAATTCATACACGGTGGAGGGATTAAGGTTCTTACTGCCGGTGGCCGTAGCCCTGCCATTGGTCGCTCAATTGACCGTCTGGTCATTACGGAATTCGGTGAAGCCCAGTGGCAAAAGAAAGCGGCGATCAACATCTTCCCCACGGTCAACAAGCGGGTAAACGCTAAGGTTATTCTGGAGTCCACGCCAGGACGCGCAGGCTCACATCACGAACAGATGTGGCGCTCTGCTATGGAAGGCACCAGTCGTTTCCATCCACTGTTTCTGGAGTGGTGGGAGGATGACAGTTGCATTGCGTTGGAGAAGGGATTTACCCCCACGACCATGGAGCGTGAGTACCAAGCCAAGCATCCGGGTATGTCCTTACGAAACCTGGCGTTTCGTCGTCGCGCACTGGGCACGGAGTTTGTTGGTGATACCCGCCTGTTCTCCTGTAAGTACCCCTCTGATCCCTATGATGGATGGTTGGGTGCAACAGACCCCGTCATTCCTGCAGACGTACTCAAAGCATACTTGGCAGAGAGCGAGCCCGACCCGCCGATGGGCAAGCACAAGTGTCATGAGATCGAACCGCCCAAGCCAGGGCACCAATACATTATCACCGCTGACCCTGCAGGCTTTGGTGCCAAGGGTGACCAATCGGCGCTAACGGTCTTTGATGCGTTAGAACAACGTGAGGTGGCGTTCTGGGAAGGGCGCGAGTCACCTGACCGATTCTATCAACGACTGCTTACCGTACAACGGCGCTACTCCATGGCACTGCTTGCCGTCGAGTCCAACGCGGCTGCATGTATTGCGCTATTGAAAGACAACGGTGCAAAGAACCTACTGTGGACCGACCGGAACCATCCAGGCTGGTATGCCACGGAAAAACGATTGAGAGAAGCCGAGGCGCGATTAGTTAGAATGCTTGCAGATCAAGACCTTAAACTCAAGAGTCGAGGCATGTTGCACCAACTTCTTAACTATGACGGCTCGCGCAAGAAGCGGGTAAAAGGCCTCGATGGGGTGACACACCACTTCGACCGTGCGCGAACAGCAGTTATGGCTGCAGATGTTTTATCGCGAAGACGTTTCACTATGAGTGAAAGTGAAGTACACTCGGATTATGTTCCTGGACAGGTTACAATAGGTGACCTTGATAAGTTCAAAGACCGGCAACGCCGGGAAGCCAAAACACCTTTCCGGCCTGTGTCGAGATGGAGTTAATCATGCCCGATTATGGATTCAAAAAGTTGATGGACGCTGCAAAGCAAAAAGCCTCAAAGGCTGACTCAGAAGCCAAGATGAGTGTTCGAAATAAGAAAAAGAAGAACAATCCTCATGGCGACAAGAAAGACAAGAAGGGTGGCTACGGTGGTTAGTCTCGATAAACTCATCGACCGCCACTTGCAGCATTACAATCGCCATGAGAAACAGGCGTTTGATAAAGCTCGCAAGTTCTACCGTGGCGAGTTCTACAACTTTGAAAACTCGAACTTGGATCGAACGACTCAAAGTTATTTGTGTAGCAAGAACTTGATCTACGCAATCGCAGATACGGCTGTTAGTGCGCTGCTTGGTCCCAATCCACAAGTGGCAGCTATGGCCCGTACTCCAACAAGCGAAGAAGCCGCTCCGGCTGTTTCTGGTTTGATGGAGTACATTTTTCAGACAAACCGTATGCGTCGGCGCGCTGCAACCGCTTTGATTGACGCGGTTCTTTGCAAGCGCGGAATCTTTAAGACCAGTTGGAACGTCAAAGAAGATCGCCCGGTTGTACGTATTGTCGACCCGAGTGCACTGTTCTTCGACCTTACGGTGCGGGACCCAGACGACATCAAGTACTGGCTGGAAGCTACGGTTATTCCGTACAGCGAGTTCAAGGCCCGTGTCGAGCAAGGGCGGTACAAGAGCCCCACC